GATTATCTCTAAATCCTTCGCTCTAAATTCGTTTATCTGAATAGCCAAATAACAATACTTTTGATTGGTTTTGACCATTTCGGCAGCCTGCTCAGGTGACAGTTCATTGGTATTAAAAGTAATATCCCATGTACCGTCAACCCTGGAGGCTGTCTTTTTATTTATGGAAGGTAGTACAAGCATGACTAGAACGGTAAATCGTCGCCTGATTCCTGATCTTCCAGTTTAGCCGGCGGGAAGTCGCTGGCCGGTGGCGTGGCGGTTTTCTTGTCCAATGTTTTACCATTTCCTGAAATAGGAGCGGTTTCCCTGTTGTCTTTTCCTCAATCCTGTTTAACCATGTAATCGTTTCCGTATTTCGGTGTTTGTACCGGGATTAAAACGATGTCTAAATAGGTTCCTTTTTCACCTTTGAACAAATGTTCCTTCAGGATTTTCGTTACGTCAATTCTTACTGTTATCATAATTTTAGGTATAAAAAAAGACCAAAAGAAAGTGAGTCGGCACTTCCTAATGATCTAATTAATATTTTTTATGTTTGTTGGCTTCCGACTTCCAACGATGCAAACATACAAATAATTTTAGTTTAAAAAAAGTATCTTTACAGAAAAATGTAAAAAATATGAATAATTTTAAATTTGATGTGAATACTAGCGGTATTATTAGCTTGACTGCCAAGCTAGAAGCCCTGAATAAGAGTGCTTTTCCTGCGGCTGTTTGTTCTACAATTAACGATGCTGGTTTTGAAATGAAAAAGAAAAATATCTTAGAATCGGCAGAAAAGAATATGAAGGTAAAACAGCCTAATTTTTTTAAAGCGAATACAGGCGTTGATAAGGCTAAATACAATCGAAATATAGAGAATATGCAGGCAACTGTAGGTTTTGTAAACAAGAGAGGTATTAAGGCAAATAAGGCGGTAACTTACGGTATGGAAGCCAACGAAACAGGAGCTACAGATACAACAGGTTTGCTGTACAGAAAAAAATTAAGGAACGGAAAAGGATTGGTAAAGCGGACTAAATACTACGACAAAGACAAACACGCAGTAAGAACGGTTACTAAATGGAGTTCTAAAAAAAGAACTAATTTCTTTGTGCAAAGTGCTTGGGCTTCTTTCAAGTCAGGTAAGCCGATAAAAGTTAGCACAAGGAGCGGTACGGCATTGATTCAGGTCAAAAGTATTGAGCGAGAACCAACAGGGTATGATAATTCAAGAGGTTTGACTTTAAAATATGATTTGTTGATGCTTGACCGTAGCCACAAAAAAGCCAAGGCAAAAGCAACGCATTTTAACCGAGAAGCAGCGATGAAAACTCAAACTCAAATGGAATCTTTTTATGTCAAAAATGCCGAATATCAGATGGGTAAGATTTGGAAATAAAAAAAACCGCTAAATATTTTAGCGGTTTTTGTAATTGGCAGCATATTTTTTTAAACAAATAACGCCTTAACGGCATACATACAGCTTGTTTCTAATTCTGTTTGTGCAATTGATATTTCTCGTCCGTTTGATTGAGTTCTTAACTTATCAACCTTGTCTATCAATAAGGCATAATTTTCTTTGATTTCCTCAATTACTGGGTTTGCGCTAGGGTTAAAGCTTCTTTGTACTCTTTGCTGACCTAGGGTCTTAATTTCTTGTTTTTGATCACTCATGTTTTATTTGTTTTATATTAATTATTTAGAATACAAACTTATGAAATGTTTTGATATTAAAAACAATTATCTTTGAATAAAAATATTTTTTCATTTAAAAGCAACAAAATATGAATTGGTTAGAGCAGATAGAAAATGTAAAATACTCTATAATTACAGGCGATGGAGAGGTATTTTATCCGTTGTGGAGAGGAGCAACAAAGGCAAGGGAGTTCAACACTTCTATTTTTGAATTTATCGATGTACACGGTTCTTTGGTTGTTCGTAAAAAGCCAAAATCAGATCAATTAGATTTAACATTTTGGTTTCAGGGCGATAATTATATAAACGAAGCGAACCGATTTGAGTTTTCGGCAAATGACCCAAGGCCATGGGCTTTAACGCACCCGATTTATGGCACCCGAATTGGCCAACCATTATCCATAAAAAGGAATGACGAAAACTTAAATATAGTTGAGTTTACTATTCCATTTTGGGAAACAATCGAGGAGAGTTACCCAATATCAAATTACAGCGTAAAAGACAATACTAGAGATAGGCACGCTCAAATTTATGAAGCCTGCGCCAATTCTTATGTAGAAAATAATCCTTTGAAAACTTCGGATATTGAAAATGTTTCGGATAGCGTGAATAATATGGCAGGAGAAATGCAATTCATTCAAAACACATCGACTTATTCGGAGTTTCAAAATGAGTTGGCCACGGCTATTGATGCAGCTTTTAATTTGGTAAAAGAACCATTTGAAGCGATGCAAAAGGTTCAAAACTTCTTAGATTTAGTTTCTGTTTACGAAATGGTTGTAGAAACTAGATTGGGCGTTTATCTAGGTATATTTGAGCAATTAAAAACTACAGTAGTTACACTGAGTGATAAAAAGTATTTTGAATCAATGGGAGCTTCTTTAATTGCTTCAATGGCCTTGGCCGCCGTTACGCCATTGGCAGGAGATTATAAATTAATTTCTAAAATAGCTTCGGTTACGGCTCAAATACAATCTGTTTATTCTCAATATGTTCAAATATTAAATAATTCTTATGTTAGTATCTACAACGTAAACAAAACTTTTGTTCCAAACGCATTAGTACAAAATCAATTGAGTAATTTGGTAAATGCTACAACGGCCAATTTATATCAAATGACTTTTGAAGCGAAAAGAGAAAGAATTATTAGCGTAGAATCAGACACTAATTTAATTTTATTGGTGCATAGATATATTGGTTTGGATGCTTCGGATGCCAATATTGAAGAGTTCAAAGAGATAAACAATATCAGGTTCAATGAATTGTTTATTATAAAAAAAGGTAGAGAAATCAGATATATAAAATAATTTTTTTTAATATGAAAGTAAGGATAAACGGAAAAAATATTTTTTTTTTTACAACAGGCAAGATAACTTTAAAGCTAGATTCAATTGCATCTACCTTTGAGTTTTCGGCTTTTTTTTCTCCACAAAAAATTGAGCATCAAGAAATTTTTAAACCATTGCAGTACCATGATGTCGAAATTTTCAATTCAGAGGATAAGTTAATTTTGACTGGAACTATTTTGAATCATGTTTTTGATTCAGACCAATACCGTAATTTGGTTCACATTAGTGGTTATTCAAAGAGTGGCATTTTAGAAGATGTTACCATACCGCCAAGCGATTACCCTTTAGAATCAAATCAACGCTCATTGTTGGATATAAGCAACCGTTTAGGCGGTTTATTTGGCATCAAAACAAACGTATTCAAAGGGTTGGCCAACTTAGTGAGCGGTGCCGTAATTTCGCCAAAAGGCCTAAAAGAGAAAACGGATTATGAAAGTTTAAAAGCAAAATCTAAAGCGGTGTTTGGTAGGACAAGCGCAGGGCCTACGGAAACAATTAGAGAATATCTATCAAAATTATGCAGCCAAAAAAACGTTTTACTATCTCATAACGAAAAAGGCGAGATCGTTTTGTTTCAACCGGAGTACAATCAATTACCTAAATTTAAGTTCGGCAAAGGAAATGCAATCAAAATAACAACCTCATACAATGGCCAAGCAATGCACAGCCATATAAATGTAGTTAGACAGCCAAGTATGGATAATGAGGGAGTATCTACCGTTGATGTAGCAAAGAACCCATTGGTTAGAAAATATAGGCCTACAACTAGAATATTGAGTAGTGGGGGCGATGTTGATGTAAAACAAGCAGCCAAGAACGAGCTGGCTTCGGAGTTAAAGAACATCGTTACTACCGTGGATTTGGTCGGGATTTTTGACACACTATATCCTGGCGAAATAATCTTAGTGCATAATCACTACGTTTACAGTTACGCGTATAATCGTTTTATGATTGAAGAGATTACGTTTGAATTTGACCCAAAAAAAGAAACTACAAGCGTTAGGTGTTTGGTACCCGAAGCGTTCACAGGTGGGGAGCTGGTACGAAATATAACTTTTAACCATAAAGATGATGACCACCATTTAGAGCCAAAATTAAACGAACCTGTATCAAAATACACGAACGACAAAACGATACTTTAACGCAAAGAAAAAAATTTTTTTTTTTTTTTTTTTTTGAAAAGATTTTTTTTTTTTTTGAAACCAACAAACATTACTATGATAACAACTTCAAAGGTAGATTCAAGCTTTATCGAAAAGCTAAGACTGGTATTAAAAGTATTTCAGTACGGTGGTAAAA